TGCAAAGTGCAGAAAGATATCAAGAAATTATGATAGAATTAACCAAACTCCAAGTAATGATGGAGACATTAATAAACGAAAAGGACTAAATATGAAATCTTTAAAACAAATTAGAGAAGCATCTGGCGGCAAAGAGGCCTACCAAAAATTCTTCAATTCTCTTCTTAAGAAATTTGGAGTAGACTCTCCGTCTGAATTAGATGGGAAAAAGAAGAAAGACTTCTTTGATGCGATTGATAAAGGTTGGGATGGCGATGATGAGCCTAAAGAAAAAGGTGAAGCTACAATTCATATATCAAATAAAATAAATGAAAGGCTAAAACCTGGCAAAGGTAGCTTAAAGGGAAAGGATGCTATTGGTACTGACGTTGATTGGGATAACGTTGGTGATGAAAAGAAATGGATTAAGCAAGCAAAGTCAAAGTATAAAGTCACTATTAAAAAAGATGTAGGTAAATATCATTCAGGAGCATCAATATCTGGTAAAAAAGCTGACATTATAAAATTCTTACAAGGGCCAATGTATGGTGGTCTAGATGATGCAGATATTGAAGATATGTGGCCTGACCTTGTGGAAAAATTTGAAGACCCAGATAACTTAGACCCAGATACTACAGCTAACATTGATGAAAAAGCACCCCCAGGAATGGAGGATACTGTAAAAAAGCTCAAAGTGGACCACTCGGACGAAGAAGCTTTCGCGATAGCATGGTCCATATATAATGATAAGAAAAAAAATGAAGCTGTAAACGAAGAATGCGAAGTATGTGGCCAAGACCCATGTATATGCGATGACAATTTAAACCCTGACGATCAGGTTGATGAAGTTAGAAAAGGGAAAACCATAAGAGGTGCTAAATTAGGTAAATCATATCCTGTAATGAATGCATCTCAAAAGAAAAAAATTGAAGCTATTGCTAAAAAGCATTCAGGTGATATGCAAAGAGCTATTAAGGATATTGAGAAACTTAAAAAGGGTATGTCAGATAATCCTGACGTAATGGAAATCCTTAGGTTAGCTAATGAAGCTGTTGATTGTGATGCACGTCTCCTTGGTTTTAAAGCAGCCACTAAACGTAAAGAAGGTATGAAGCAAAAAGGTAAAGTACTTGTAGATAGACGTACCAAAGGTTATAGAGCAGCAGAGGAACGCAGAAGGATAGCTAGAGAAAAAAGAGAAGCTAAAAAAGAAGCTAATAGACCAACTATAGACCCTATGTACGGTGCTGATGCAGACCCTAAACTTAAAGAAACTATTAAGAGAGCTCAACGTATGATGGAAGACCCAGCAGCAAATTCAAATGCAGGCGCTGGTGTTGATATGGCACCTAATGCTCGTAATAAGAAAAAGGGTAAATATAAGGTTGTAAAAAGACCTAATTACTAATGAAAGCATTTAAGACTTACATAGCTGAGGCTCATATGAAATATAAGTCTCAAATGTCTAAAAAAGATAAGTATAAAGCATCTAAAGATTATTTAATGCTTAAGACTCAACAATCCAAGCTTGGAAAAATGCCAAGTAGATATAAACCACGTAAAGGCCTTGAAGGTCCATTTATGACCAAGTCAGGTCAGGTTGTATATTACGATAAAAAATTTGGTAAGTATTATAATTCCGATACAGATATGTATATTGACTACGATGATTGGAAGAAGATGAGTGAAGGCATTGAAGAAATGAATTTTGATAGAATGTTAGGTATTAAAGGTGCTAGTAGAAGAAGTAGGCCTAGCACAAGAAATAGAGGTAAAGAAGCAAAGTTATCATCTTCACATAAAAACCAAATTCATAAGATTGCTAAAAAGCATTCTGGTGATATGGAAGCTGCCATAAAAGAAATTGAGAAGATGAAAATTTGGGCAGGTCAAGGGATTAAAGACCATTCATATGTAATGGACGCCCTTAGACAACATAACGAAGACTTGGACTTATCGAAGACTGGCGATGCTGGTACCAGTAAGTCGGTCGTTAAACAAGAAGCTTCAGCAGCACAAAGGAGAGCAAGGAAAAAAGCTTATTTATTAAAGACAATGAAGAAATATGGTGATGCCGCTAAAATGGGTATTCCGGCTGACCAAGTTAATCAAAGGCGGAATCATCCAACGAGAAAAAAATCATAAATTTTTTCTTTTTTTACTGATAGGATTTATTATGGCAACTATAACATTACCAACATCAGCAACAATCAATGTGGTCGCAACAACAGACCATTATTCCGCTAAATCAACTTTAAAAGAAAAGCCAGGGAGATATTTGACCCAGGCTGCTATATTAGTATATGATGATATATTAAGATTCCAAAGAAGTGGTGTTACACCAACAGCTGATGTATCCAACTTTGACTTTGACCAATTTGTAGGTAATGTGTATTGGTTTATGGATGAGTTAGTTGGAATGGAATCAGATTGGAATAAATATGCATCAGCATCTTCTACTACAGCTTATGGCTATGTGCAATTTACTGAAGATAGTGTTGATACTGCAATAAATAGATATGTTAATCATTTAAAGAGATTTAATGATAGAGCAGATACAAGGGATTGGACACCCCACAATATTAAAAAAGGCAAGAAAATAAGGACACCTTATTGGTTATCTTATCTTAAAAATAGGAAAATTGGCCAATTAATTGGCACTACTTATTTTCCATACGATGACCATAAGACAAATTTAAACTATTTATCATATGACCAACAAATGGCATTGGCATTTGTACATCTTCATAGTGCTACATCAAAAGATTCTAATTTTGTATTATTAGCTACAGGTGATGTGACAGCAGCTAAAGATTTATATAAAAATAATCACCATACAGACCCAGACGCAGCAACATTATCTAGGTTAGATTCATTTTTTAAAATTCATTATGGGTGGTAATCAGCCATCTAGGTAGTCATAATTATATAAATAAGTCTATATAGAGAGGAAATGATATGGCAAAACCAACTACAAGAGCTACATTACAAGAATATTGCTTAAGAGCTTTAGGCTCGCCAGTGATAGAAATCAATGTAGACGATGACCAAATAGAAGACCGTACTGATGATGCAATACAATTCTACCAAGAATTCCATTCAGATGCTGTTATACGTACGTATTTAAAGCATGAGCTTACTGCGACTGATATAACAAATAACTATATTACAGTAAGTGATAATGTTACGGCTGTTTTACAGATGTTAAGTGGTGGTCAATCATCTGGTTCCTCTTTATTTGACATGGGTTATCATATGAGACTTAATGATGTATTCATGTCACAGGGTATGGCAACTCAAATACAATCATACGAACAATCATTACAGCATTTATCATTAATTGAAAGTCGATTGAACAGTGTAGAACAACTTAGATTTAGTAGACATATGAATAGACTTCATATGGACGAAGGATTTGGTGATTTAGCAGCTGGAAATTTTATTGTTATAGAATGTTTTTCTATTGTAGACCCAGGCACATATGCTGATGTTTATAATGATTTATATTTAAAGAAATATCTTACTGCATTAATCAAACGCCAATGGGGAGCAAATATGATGAAGTTCGAAGGCTTCCAGCTTCCAGGCGGTATTACAATGAATGGTCGACAAATGTTTGATGATGCCATAGAGGAAATTCAACGATTAGAAGAAGAAGTTAGACTGACATGGGCTATGCCAGATAACTTTTTAATGGGATAATTAATGGCTACAAACGTATACTTTTCAGGTGCAGTAAAATCTGAACAGAATCTCTACGAGGATTTAGTTTTAGAGAGCATAAAAATATTTGGACAAGATGTTGTCTATATTCCACGTGAAAGAATATACGAAAATACCCTACTCAATGAGACATGGGACCAATTCACAAATGGATATCCAATAGAGATGTACTTAGAAAACACCGAAGGATTTGAAGGTGATGGTAACTTATTGGGTAAATTTGGCTTAGAGATTAGAGACCAAGGTACATTTGTTGTACCTAAGAAACGTTGGGATTATGTTGTTGGTCAAAATTTAAGTACTGAAGCCGGAAATACCATTCTTAATAAACCCTCCGAGGGTGATTTATTATATATGACAATGACTCAAAGATTATTTGAGATTAAATATGTAGAACCAAAATTACCATTTTATCAATTAGCAGATTTGCCAACATATACATTAACAGCAGAACTCTTTGAATATAATGGACAAAATATGAATACTGGAATTGTAGAGGTTGATAGCTTAGAATTAAAACATGGAAATCCATACACATATACAACAACCGCAGCTGCAAATTCAAATGCATTCGAAATTGGTGAGTATGTACATCAATGGACAGGTAGTAATGATACTGAAACCCCACCAGTTGCAATTAATATAATATCTAAAGTTGCTGCAATAGAGGTAGTATCTACCACTGAACATAAAATCACATTAGTGTCACCACACCAATCAACAAATGGTGATGGTACATTTATGCAAAATGCAGTACATGCAACAAGACTTCTTGTTGGACAAAAATCTGGTAGTTCAAGACAAATAACTGTTGATTTAACAGCAACAACAGGTGAGTATGCAGTAGCTGATGTATTTGCTGATAATGTTGATTTTGAGACTCAGGGTGATTCCATTATAGACTTCTCAGAAGTTAATCCATTTGGAGACCCATAATGTTTGAGAATCATTGGTATAATAAATCAACTAGGCGGATGGTATCCGTTTTTGGTTCTTTGTTTAATGACTTAGAGGTTGTAAAAGAAGATTCAAGTGGAAAGGTATTACAAAAAATTAAAGTACCTTTAGCATATGCACCAAGGAGTAAAGTCCTTGCGAGATTAGCTGAACAAACAAGTGGACCTAGAGTAGCAATCAAACTACCAAGGTTATCCTTTGAGATAAGCTCTATGGAATATGATGCGAACGCACGAGTATCCAAACATAAGAGTTATACAAAGGTTATACAAGGTGATACCACACAATTAAATAAATTAGGTGCTCCAGCAGTTTATAAGGTTGGATTCGAATTAAATATATTGGCTGCAACCCAAGACGAGGCACTACAACTATTAGAACAGATTTTACCAATGTTCCAACCGGAATATACGGTAACAATAAAGGATATTCCAAGTATGGATATCAAAACCGACACTCCAATTATATTGGAGACTGTCGACCTTAATGATGATTATGAGGGTGATTTAGTTACGAGGAGAGCTATTGTTTATACTTTAGGTTTCTCAACTCGTATTCGTTATTATAGAGGTATAGGCAAAAGCAAACAAATTCTTAATACGGAAGTTGATTTTTCACAAAATGTTGACCCTACAACTCATAAATTTGAGACACTAGCGATAGACGGTACAACTACTAGCGATGGTGCTGGTGGTTATAAAGAACCGTATACCGAAACTATTAACTTTTTTGACACGGACGTATAACTATGTATAATTATAAAGCAAAATTATTAAGAGTCGTTGATGGAGATACCGTTGACGCAGAATTAGATTTAGGGTTTAAAATATTTATTAAAGAGAGGATTCGTTTAATGGGT